GCCTGAGTTTTCTCACGGGCTACCTGAACTTTTTCCTGCTCAACCTGCGCCATCATCTTAGCGAACTCAGCTTGCGAGTCAGGTGGTGGTGGTTTAGGTGCAGCCAGTTGCGCCTCAATCTCAGGCGTGATCTGGTTCATGAACTGGTCAGCATCCTTAAAGCCAGCAGCCTCAATGAACTTAGCCAACGTATTGCGGTACTGACCAACCGTCACCAATGGATTACCTGGGCCATACTGCTGCAATATCTGCTCTTGCTTTTGTAGCACCATCTGCAACATAGCCAATTGCTGCTCACGATTACCGGAGCCAAGGCCGACGTTAATAGATACGTCAAACTGATTAGCCCAACTACGCGGATCAAACGGTACATACTTGCCAGCCATACGCAGCATACGTGGCTTGTCCTGATACTTGCCAACCAGCCCAAGAATCCCTTGGAACAGCGACTTAACGCCTGTCTCAGCAAAGATACGGGCAATCAACTCCAACTTGCCAGTGCTGGCCTGTGTCATTGCAGCTACAGCAGCAGCCGTTACATTGCTCAGAATGTCAGGATTCAAGCCCTGTTGAGCGTCAGATACGCCTGTGCGCTTGGCCTGTACGCTGTCCATGTATTCCAGAATTGGAAAGGCTTGAGCCGTAACGCTAGGAACTTGAATCGGCACGATAGCATTAGGATTCTTCATGCGAATCACACCGCCAGGCGTAGCGTTTAGCAGATCGTCAATGTTTACCTGACCATCAACCGCACCCATTCGAGCATTGTTTGTTAAGTAAATGTTATCAAGCATCTGACGTGTTACCGTAGACTTGATTAACTGAATGTCCATAGTGCGATCAGCAAGTGACTGACCAAAGAACTTGTGAGGAATAGGAATAGGACAGATAGCATGAAATGGTGTTACGTCTGTTTCTTCGTCGCTAAGAATCTCACTACCGCAATAGACGATACGGCGTAGCTCTGCAATGCCATCATCATTAACGTCAAGATATATATAGCACTCGTATACCTCAAGACGCTGCATTGACGGGTCAAGGCTCTCATCATCCGGTTGCTCGCCATTATCGAATCGAGCAATGCGTTCAGGAGAGAATGTAAGATCATCGTAAGTAGGCAGGTTATCAATGATGTCTTTATCGTAACCCATCTCAATCAACTCAGACCGTGGGACTAAACGACGATGTGCTGTAAATGGGCTATCAGCAATAGACTTAGCGTTCTTGCTAATTAAGAATTCCTCTGGTGGAATATTCTCGATAACCACCTGGCCTGTATTCTTAACCTTCTTGATTGTGACATTGTGCAGCATGACAGGCATACCGGACATATCAACGACTTCAGACTTTTGCTTGACGATCTCTAGCGACTCGTCTGATAGCAATAAAGCAAGCTCATCATCTGTAAGGTTTTTGTACGACTCTTTAGTGATGTCCTCACTAGCGTCCCAATAAGCCTTAACCACGCCTACCTTTTGCAGCAACGCGTCTTTAAACCAATTATGGAGAATCAGGAAGCCAGGATTATCTCGATAGAATACCCAATTACAGTATTGAGTTGCCTGTTTAGCAGCTTCCTCGTCGCCAGCAGATTGTGGCTCAAATAAGACAATATCTTCTGTCGTGGTGAATACACGAATTAACTGTGGCAGTGCGCCATCAATAGCTTCAGCTACTTCACCTGTAACGATCTGGCTGCGACCTTCTTGCTCATTACCATACGGGTCACGCAGGTAGTATTCAAGCGCCTTTTGACGCTGGTCTGTAGTCTCAGAGTCAATAAAGCCAATGGAGTTATCAATCTCTGCCTCAACAATTGCCTTAATTTCTTCTGACTGCATAAGCTACCCCTAGAATTTTTCCAATTATACAACCCATTGCACGTTATTTGGCAACTTTGATGACCACGAATCAACACCTTCGTCAAGCGAAATCGCTAGGTATCTGAAGCTATCTGAGTAGTGTGATGCCCAATCATGCAAAGGTTTCTCATAGAATACATTGCGTTTCTCATCATGTTCACGCCTATAGTTGCGTAAAGCATCAAGGCCAGGCTTAGTCTTTGGGTCAAACCAGCATCTTGGGAGTAAGCGTCTTACAGCCTGAATACCGTCAGCTACCGACAACCGCGGCGCAACAGTTATGTTTAGTCCTGCCTCCATGAGTACCTCTTTGCGAGACCTTCCCGTTCCGAGTTCCCTAACCTCAACGTCATGCGGTAAGAACTGCTCCCACCGCGCATAGTCATTGTCTTGCAGCCAGCGTACATACCAGTCCAGACCTTGTCCGTGGTTTTCGACGCAGTCAATAAGCCGCACCTCTTTGCCAACCAATTGAGCCACCCAAAGACAAGTAGAATCGCCCATACCCAAGTCCCAAGCAACAAAAGACCTACAAAGATCGTCGCGCTCAATACGGGTGATATGGCCTTTTTCTTCGATAGTATTGATGATCTGACCATAGTAGCTACCCTCTACCGCAGCGTTAAATGAACATTCAAACTCTTGGTTATACTTGTCATCACCCATCTCTTTACGGGCAGAATCAAGCTCAGACTCAGGCAGAATCTTGGTCTCGCTGGCCTTAAACTCTAGCAGCTTCCAATCGTCAGCACTGTCAGCCCTATCTCTTAGGTCAGCAAAGTGGTTTCGCCCCTTAGGAGTACCCACGAACATACACCAACCAAGCCGATCAGACAGAGCTGGCCGGATAATTTCATTCCAAATCTTTGGGTCTTGATCTCCGATCTCATCAAGAATAACTCCATCGAAGTATTGACCACGCAAGCTATCAGGATTGTCGCTACCATAAAGACTAATCCTACGTCCCCAGAAGTCAGCCCTGAGTTCAGAAATGTTGTGAGTTGCATTTAGTGGCCTTGTGAATTTGGTTAGGTAATCCCATGCCACCCTCTTAGCTTGGCCGTAAGTAGGCGCAATGTAAGCGAACCTAGGCTCATCCTTGTCGCACTCCACAGCAGACTTAATCAAGTGGTTAATGGCCGCTACAGTCTTACCCATGCGACGATGGGCTACAACTACAGCGAATCTAGTGCCATCCATAGCCTCATGCATCTGTAACTGAGGCTCTCTTGGCTGATACGGAATTACTATTTCGCTCATGCAAACATTCCTTGCTGCTCTTGTTTAATCTGCACAGGAAATAAAGATTCTTGCTTCTGTGCATTCTCTATACGTTTGCAAGCAGCGTCAAAATATTCAGGATTTTTTTCAATCCCAATAAACTTGCGACCTGATTTAATTGCCGCAACTCCGCAACTCCCACTTCCCAAATATGGGTCTAAAACAGATTTAACTTTTGGTAAGTAATTAATACACCATTCGTATAATTGAACAGGTCTTTCGCATGGATGATCTGTCTCTGCCTCTCTTGCGACATTAAAATTAGTCCAAGGTATTCGGACTATTTCAGTTTTTTGAAAATGAGTGCAACTTGCAATATCAGCCTTACTAAAATTAGGCATTGGTTGAGCCTTATCCCAAATAATTGCCCCCCCTCGATCTTCAAAACAATTAAAGAAGTTTGCTCCCCATATAATTCTATGAGTTGATATTTCCTTTAAAAGATTAAAAAACTCTAGTGTTGGAGCCGATTCATTCCATTGCACTAATTTACCTTTTAATTCGCCTCTGCCTCGAATATTGCCAGTTGTTTGAACAAAATTGCCAACCCCAAAAGGAGGATCAGTTATGACCGCATCAACCTTATCTAGCGTAGGCAGTATGTCCATGCAATCGCCAAGGTATAAGGTGGCGTCCCCTATTGTGACTATTTCTGCCATGTGACCACGTGCTGTTGCGCTCCACCGTCTGCGCCTGTGACCTCTGTCCTAGCTAATTTAGGTATATGGTACTCACTGAGCTTGTTCATCAAGTCTAGTGCCTTATACGGGTCATCTTGCGCTACTTCATTGAGCCATCTATCCATGTTCGGAGCATTGCGCTCTAGTAGATTAGCAATAGCTTCCCTAACTATCTGCGTCGACTTGTTAGGTACTCCCTTAGTCCTACCCTTACCCATGTTAGTAAGATTAGCTATTCGTGCATCTTCCTGCACTTTGGTGATTTCTGTTTCCATTTTTGCATTACCTTTCAGGTGTCATGCTTATTTAAAGCGTTTTTGCATATTAGGAGATACCATATTTACAGATGAATTTTCATCTATTGATTTAAATACATCATCTAAACTTGCATTTGGCAATCCAACAGGTCTACGCCCCAATCTATATGCTGTTTTTGCTGCTGCTTTTGAAGATACTTGACCTTGCATTTCAGGAAAGTCTTGTAATACTTTTGCTTGTAGGCTTTCACCTATCTTTTTACCCCTAAAGGCTTCTGGAACTTCTAAACTTAAAACAGATGCAGTCTTGTCAGGTTTTGATAAAACTTCAATAGAACCACCACTTTTAGGCTCTATATATCTAATTCTCTCAGCGCCAGCGCCAAAAGTATCAGATGCGTCACGTTTTACAATATTAAAAGCATCACCAAGCAATCCGGTGGGCTTTATGCTTCCCTGAAACTGGCTTAAATCCATTATCTTTTGATAATACGGTGTCTGCATATAATCACCGCCAGCAGCTTGAGCCTGTGCAAACTGGGCTTCTTCTTCCTTAGTCGGGAAGTACCTAGCTGTAGCCTCTTGTGCGAATTGCTGTGGATTACTAGCCAGCAGACCAAAACCACGTTTGGTTGTCTGATATTGCTGCTTTGCTGCTTCAATAACGCTATCTAGTAATCCCATAACAATTCCTTAATAATACGTATCGTATACATCTGGCCTATTCTGCCGTATCCATGCCCTACTATCCTCATGGCATTTAGCAAAGTCGCTGCCTACTGTCTGGCTTCCTGCGTGATGTACATAGCCTCTACTCACCCAATGCGTGAATCCAGCCTTAGTCATGTCATCGCAGATAATATTATCAGAATACCAGTTTACACTTGGAAACTTAGCTGCTTGCCAGGCTTCCTTTGATACCGCTGCAAATATTGGCGCAATGGTATTGGCTTTCTTTATTAAGTTCTCACTACGATAGCGCAGTCCTACTATATCGTCATCAACGATAGGAAAACGTATATTCTGCTCTGGCAATACAAAGTCTGATCTAGCACCCAAGAAGCCAACCTTATACCCTGCGTTCTTGAGCAAATCCCAATCTACTGCCATTTTAGTAATAGTGCTAGGTGTAGGAACTACGTCATCATTAGCAAGGATCACAGAATCATATCCTTGAGCAAACGCATAGTCTGTAGCTACATTGTAGGCATCACCAAAGTTAGACTCCATGTTCGGAATCATCTTTATGTGCTTACCGAAACATTTAGGTGTATTGCAACTTATGTACACTGGTATGTGAGGCGCATAGACCTCTAAAGCAGTTACCAGTACCGTTAAGCCGACGTTCCCTGTACTGCATATCACGATTGCTTGCATAAGCCCCAGAAGTAAAGATCAGCAGGTGAGTCATTAGTCGAGAATTCGTATTGCTCAAACTTGCTTAAATCACACTTATCTCTAAAGTCTTGCTCTGTTAAATTAAGATAATAATCGCCAAGAAAAGGATTGTCAGCCCTGCTAGTCCTTCCTGTACCATGTTCCGGTCTCCCTGTAGTAGCGCAGCTAAAGAATACCAATCCGTTAGCCATTCTCACCATGTTTGCAAACGTCTCAGCCCATTGTTCGTTATGCTCAAAACATTCACAGCTTGCCACTACATCGAAGTAACTTTCAGGAAATATTAGCTCCTCGCCCCTAGCTACAACGTCAACTCCACGACCTTCTCCAACGTCCACACCAATATAGCTAGGAGTATCAAAAAAGGTACGAATAGAGCCATTGATGTCAAGAGAGCCAATTTCTAATACCTTCTTGTCGGTAAAGTAATCAGGGAATCTAGCTTTTACACCTGCAACAAAGTCTAGCTGGCTTTGATGACTCACACTAGCTCTGTCACGCTAACAGTTGATGCAGCAACGGTAGCATCTTTAATCACTGCCATCTTATCGCCTGGCTTTACAGCAAAAAAACTAACAGAATTAGTCGGAACCATAGGACTCGTCGTAATGCTTGCAGTAGGCGCTGTACCAAAAGAAACATGAGCATGACCTAGAGAACAAGCCACGCGGACATGAGTCGTATTTGCGCCAAATGCTGTACTTGCGACAGTTGAGTTTGTTACCGTAAACACTTGCGTAGTGCCAGGTGTCCAAACATCTGCCAAATTACCATTATTGTCTCTTGTTAAAATACTCATAATTACTCCATATCGTTAGTTTCATTAGTTTCTATATCGTACTTAGCCATCCGAACCATCGTTTTTTGCTTTGGTGTCATTGCTTTAGTAATTGGCCCACCAACCAGCCAAGCACTGCAAGTACGATCAGCCGCGCACTTAAACTCAAAAAGCTCGCAATATCCCAGTTCAGCAGTTCCAACAACTTCATTAGCATAGGTTTCTTGGTCTGATTCTTCGCCTTGGATACCCTTGACGATACAATCCATCATCTCTGGAGTTTGGATAAATGCAGCACAATTACCACAGTGCATAGTCTGAGCATTTTCCTCTGACGTATTCCACTCAGCAGCACGTTTTTTCCAAAAATCATCTGGCTCATCTGGATTAGCAGGGCCATAACCTACATTCTTAAATGCCCAATCCCTATTTTTTAGGTTTAGCGGAACATTTGAACAGACCTCAGGACAGTTTTTCATAACTCACCATTTAATTTTATTAGCCCACCATGCAGCAGACATCTTACCTTTGGCAATATTCTCAGCATGACGAGCCTTAAATGCTTCGTTACGCTTACTACCATCAGGACTACCAGATACGCCTTGTTGACCAAAGCGAATAAGTTTTACCTCATCACCTGCTTTAGCTAGTACAGCATGGCTTTTAGTAGGGTGACTAGGTGTCTTTTTAGGCTTGTTATAGCCAGCAAACTCCTCCTTACCACGCTTAATCATTTCTTTTTCTTCATTTTCATGCCAGCTTCAGACATAGCAATAGCTACAGCTTGTTTCTGAGACTTAACAACAGGGCCACCTTTGCCTGAATGCAATGTTCCCTTGCCATACTCACCCATAACTTTAGCTACTTTTTTAGCTGCTTTCGTCTTTTTCATTTAGCAATCCTTTAACTTGAATAAGTAAGTCAATCTCTGTGATCTGATACTTCCGTTCAAACGCTTTACGACCCATACCGTGATAGCCATCATTACCTCTGTGGTGGCTAGGACACAGCGGAATAGTGTCGTAGTGTCCACTCCTAACACCCATACCTAGTCCCAATCCTCGAACATGATGCACTTCTGCCGGTGTCTGAGGATAGCCATTCCTATAGCAAATTATACAGCCAATGTCTACCAATTTCGATAGATATTTCTTTTCGTCCTTAGTCATCAATATCGTCTATAAGTCTTTGCAGATACACAGCTAAATCCATTGCTTCCTCTTGCGCGTGGATAAGCCATTGCTTTGCAGATAAGTCTGTTCGCTCTGTGCTGACACCGTATTTCATCATTCCGAACTCAGCTCGATCTGCTAGCTTTTGTCTGACCGCTTGCACGTTTTTATCCATTGTTTTTTCTTTCTATTTTTTTATAAATCAAACTAACTAACTTTTTAATTTGTTTAGGATAATAATGATAAATGTTTCCAAAAGCATTAATTGATATTTCAGTAACTTCATCGTCAGTTAATCTTTGTAACTTAAATGATAACTTATCAAATAATGGCTTTTGTTCTAACATTACTACATTGTTCTTTTATCTATACTGCGATTAGAAGCCTCATAAGAGCGCCAGACATCAACCCTAGCCTGTGCTGCTATCAGCATCCAGCGAAGCCTCTCAGCCTCCTCTACGGCCTCTTTTAAACCGTCTAGCACCTCAACATAGTCCTCGTTTATATATGCGTCAGCTTCTTTTTCTGCTACTGTCTTTTTTTTGCTTTGTAGAAAACATACAGCTTTCTTTGTTTTTCTGTACTCAGTAAGGTATGCAACCTGCGCTTTAGCTTTAGCATAAGCCTGTGAGTGCTTGATTATGTAGTCTATTGCTTCATTAGGATTTATCATATTTGCACGTATACGTTAGAAACATCGTCTAAATCTCCTGCATTTTTAAATACATAGTCAATAGCTTTTGATAATTGCTTTCTTGTTATTGATAGCTGCAAGTTATCAGTAGTTACTAAACCATCGCCTATGCTTTTAAGATCATCTCCAGATAATCCCCACCGACCAGTATTTAAAAATCGCTCTCGAACATTAACAATTGCTTTGAGACTATCCATTAATAAATAATACTCAGGATCAAAGTCTGCCTGGTATGCAGCTACTAACCCAACATTTAATCGAGCTGTGATGGTATTCCAGCCTATCTCGTCTCCTACGCCCTCACGGAACTTCATTAACTCGGTATGCGGCACTAACTGCAATGTTTGCTCACTCTGTGCATTGTGTCGGATTGTCATTGGCAAGATGTTTCTACGAGGAATATGTTTCTTACGTGGCTTTTTGTTATTTGCCATCCGTATGCCTTAAAACTGCAAGTATTGCCTGCTCTGGACTAATCACCACCTCAACCTGGCCCTTCCACATCTTATGAAAGATTACTTGTTGAGCTGTAAGTTTTCGCTCTGACTCAGGCTTCCTACCGTCCTTAATCTCCATCAAGATATTTAGTCCCTTGTATCCGACTAAGATGTCTGGACAACCTTCACCGACGTTATGCAAGTGCTGTACCGTGTAACCTTCCTTACGTAAGCAATTGACAATGTGCTTTTGATTTACGTCAACTCTAGCAGCTCTCAAGTGTTCTTCTCCTTTAGCTTGGCTTCGATAACTCGGGCAAACATATCTAAACTCCAATGTGCTGTTGGGTCGTATAAATGCCGTAATCTGATGATCTCCTCATCCGTCAGCCCCTGCCATTCGCGCTGTGGTGGGGCGGTGTAGAGTGGCGTTACGTCCTGCACCATCTCGTCCATGTACGGCTTTGTCTGTGAAAATACGTTGAATGCCCATTGCCTGCCGCGCAGATCGTTCTCACGGTACTTAGCATAGTCGAACCGCCACGCCACCGGCTCCGGTTCAGGCTGCGCTAGTGCTGCGCGTAGTGCTTCGACTGTTTGTTTGCAGCTAACTATGTATGGCTGGTCATCGCTTAGTGCTCGCTCCAAAGCATCCAACGCCATCTGCATTACTTCTTTGTCAGTCATACCTGCCCCCTTGCGCGGATAGCCTCTGAGCAACATTTAGCCGACCATCGCTCATCACTATTTCCAAATAATTGAGCCGTATCGCAAATTTTTGCACAATCCTCGCGTTCCATATCTACTGCCCACTCAATTCTTTGTTTTAGACTTCGTTCCCCCATAAGGGCCAACTTAATAATGTCATCTCTAGTCATTTCCAATCTCCCTC